CTCACCGGGGTCGCCACCCTTGGTGCCGGCTTTAATTTTGTTGAACAGACGTTTACGCATCTCTGGCTTTGTATAGTTGCCAGCCGCGTTTACTTTTGATTTTGGTTTCATAATCCCCTTAGTTTGCTGTGGCTTCTATTTGGGCAGACCCGTCGATTTGTTGTGGTTGCCCACCGGTTCTGCGTATTCTCTTGTACGCGTCAAGGTCGCGATCAAGAATTTGTTCTTTGCGCGTTATTTCTCCAACCGAGTTGCGAGTTGGGGTAGCAGAAGCAGATACTCGGAAGTGGGAAATGCGACAACGGAAACATCCATCGACATCTAGGTTGGGGTGAGTTTCCCTGTGCTTCATGTTAGTAGCCTGCGCCCTCTCCGTCGTAAAACTGAGTGTACTCTCCGGTAAATGCTGAGTTAAACGCAATAGAGGTTGAATCAAACCCCCCAATAGAAACATCGCCAATCTCCAACTGGGCAAATGCGCCAAGCGGATCAAGTCCTGCTTGGCCACCGTTGTTTACCGAAATTAAATTGCAAACGTGAACCAAACCCTTGCCAGTTGTCCCGGCCAAAACGTTTAGCGCTCCAAGAAATTCTTTATCCACGGTTCCAGCCAACAAATTGGCAGCCTTCTGTGAGGCCACCCCGGTAGTGCCAAGAAGCCGGTTAAGGTGTGCTTGCAAGCTCATGTAATGTTTGCTCCATAACCGGCAGCCGTTAGATCGGCTACCTCTTGCGCACTTACTTCGTTATCGTGCCCGCCTAAATACACTCGGTCAATCGTGTTAAAGTCCGCCGGGTCGGTCTCCACAAAAGAACCATCAGACAACTTGAACACATTGCGCCCGCGCGGATCGGGAGCGTAGAACCTAAACAATCGGTAATCCGCACCGTATCGTTTGTTCTGGTCGATGTACCTAAGAAGGTTGTCTGTCGGAGGTCTAAAAATTGCCACGGCGACATCCTATCAAGAAGCGGTGACGCGGGCCCTCAGGGGATAAAGGAACCCGCGCCACCACATTCGAGTAGCTTGAACTAATTAGGAAGCGTTCGCGCCAATGCTTGATGCCGACTCAATGCGGCGCAGCGATGCCTCACGGAATCGTGCGTAGCCACCGAGCCAGTACCAGCCGATTGGCTGGAAGCGGCTCAACACGTCGACCACCGGACCGCGTACAACGCGTGGGAACGGACCATTGCCATCAACGATGGAGTGGGCCTTGGCGAGTGCCTGGCGACCCACGATGTGCGTGCAGTACGCATCACCGGTTCCGGTTGCACCAGCACCATTGAAGGCGTTCTCGAAAATCTTCGCACGTGGCGTCTCAATGAAACGCACACCTTCGAAGGCTCCGATTTCGCCGTTGTAGATGTTGGCCGGGTCGCTGTACACGTGCGGGTCACGCCATGAAGCAACACCGGTCTCGCGACGAAGGTCGTACGACACGTCTGGATGAATGAAGCCCATGTACATGCCGTTGAACGACACGGCGTTTGCCTTGCGCAACGCAGCCACGGTCTTGCGAATGTCGTTGGCGGTGATGATGTCATCAACAGCCAAACCAACTCGGGTTGACGGGGTGGATGCTCCACCGCCACCGTAAATGACATTCGTGCCAGCCGACAAAACTTCGGAGATAACGGTGTCTACGCTGATACCGGCGTTGTAACCAACAATGTTGGCCGCTGCCGCATCCACGTCGAGGAACGAAGTTCCGCGCAACTTGGCTGTCGTGTTAACCGCATTGCCGTACTCGGCAAGAGTTACTTCAATCTGGCTGTCGCCCATCACTACTGGAGTGACGTCAGTGTTTTCGGTGAGGGTGGATGTTGCTACAGCTAGATCGTTGAAGATTGTGAACTTCACCGAAGAGCCTGGCATTGCTTGTGCGACTGGCATTACGTCTGCAACCGAGTCGAACAAGAGTTCGGAGCGGAGGGCGAAATACGCAATCCTGTCAAATGCAACCTGGTCTGTGAGCAGGTCACTTGTTTGTGTTTTAGTCAATTTATTTTCCTGTTACTTTCTCCGACAGGCTCGGAGCCTGCGGACTAGATGGTTTCTGCTTCTTGTCTCATTTGGGCCAGGATTTGCATCACCTCGTTTTGATCGCGAGCTGAATTCAATTTGACGTTCCAGTCGACGATCGGATCGCTGGTCTCTCCACTCGCACTTGCCTTCTGCAATCTGCTCCAAGCCTTTTGCTCGGAATCGTCAGCAGTGGTCTTTGCGGGCTTCATAAGATTCGCTTCTTCGGCAGCCTTGCGGATTGCCTCTGGCGTGAACTCACCTTCGTATCCCTTCACGAAATACTTTGACATTGGCGAGTCCATCGGAATCCCGGCCTTCGAAAAGGCCAGCTCACGCTGGAGACTTTCTGCCTCTGCCGCTTTTTCGCGAAGAGTTTTTACTTCAGATTCCAGTTCTCGCATTCGTGCTCGAACAGGATTCTTATCGGTTTGTTCTGTCGCCTCGTTATCGAAGTCGTCTTGAACGTTTGACATGACCCACACTCCTTCTGCCCACCCCGGACCGGAGGTAGTCCGAGGGCTGCACAAGTAAGTGTACAGGGGTATTGCTGTTTGTCAATGGGCTACTTGGCTGCGCCTATTCCTGTTTCTACGGTTCCCGAAGTTGCTCCGGTGGTGCGGGCAAAGCTTCCGCCACCCTGGAACTCTGCGACTCGTTGCGCACGGCGACGGTTCAGTTTCTCTTGTGCTAATGGGTCGTACCCAAAGGTTGCACCGAGTTTCTCTTGCTCGGTTAGTGACCCTTCCCCAGTCATTTCGTTAAATAGACCAGCCAATTGCCTTCGCTCACCGAATCTGGCCTCGGCTTCCTCTGGTGTAATTCCGCGCCTGGCCAAATCCTCAGCAGACTCGGAGGTAAGTTGTATCCCGCCTTGCTCTAGCCCTCGGGCCGATATGGAGGCAGCATCAGCCTGACGGCGATAATCGGCAGCAGTCAACAATGGGCGCGTGCGTTCTGGGTCAATAAAGTAAGCGGCCAGATCCCCGGGTGAAACGTTGTAAAGTCTACGCATCTGATCTATTACAGCTGGGTCCGCATCCCTGACCTTGGCGTATCCTTCACGAATGCGAGATTGCAGTTCGGAGGGAGAAACGTCCCCTTCGATGAATTTTTCAAAGTCTTTTTGATCGTTGTAGAAACCCATTGGCAAACCGTTAGAGGTGAACACCTGGCGGTACTGTTCCTCTAGGCCGATGTAAGTTTCTGGGCTCAGTTCTGGCAATCCGTTATCCACCCGTTTTTTGTTAGCGGCAAAACGCTGCTGATACTTTGGCTGATCCCTTAGCGCAAACACAATCGCATTGGGGTCGGTGAGGCTTACTCGACCGGATGTAATTATGTCTTGAACTGCACCCTCTAGTTCCCCTAAGCCGACCCTAGCAAGAAGTGCCCTTAGTGAGGAGAAGGCATCCGTGCGCTGCTGGGCCAAGGCTGCGGCAGCACGTGCATTCGATGCTGCCTCTGCTGCAGCAAAGGGGTCTACGGGGTCGTCTGTGCCAGCACCCGTACCAGCACCCTTACCACCAGAAACAGCAGGTTCTTCTGGAAAAAAGTTGGTAGATTCAAAAGGAACAAATTGACCAGATTCTAAGTCAAAGCGCATATTTACGTCACTCATCGAACTAACCCAAATGCCCTTTCAAGAGTAGAGACCATAGAAGAGACTTGCTGATTAGCCTGGTTTGTAAATTGCCATTTGTATTCGGGGTCAGTCTTAAGAAGTTGCACCCACTCGTTTGCCGAGTATGCCGAGCCATCGGGTTTACCTTTGATTGCTCGCATGTACCTGTCTTCGTTTAGGCTTACTTCGATTGGGTTGAGTTCAAGGGTTTTTGCCGCTATGTCCTTAAACGGCTCAAAGATGTCTTCAACGGTGAACCCCTCGTCGATGTACTGGGAGTAGGCAGGAAGGTCGAGCTTTGCTTTGTTCTTTGCTTTGCTAATGAGGAGCTCTGCGCTTTGGGGCACTCCGTTTATTTCTTGACCAGTAAGGGCGGCGGACAGAAGTTCATCGCTAACCCTGTAATTAAATGCTTTAAGGGAGCTGCGCAGTTTGTTTGCTTCGTCGGTTTCGAACAGGCTTCTGTCTCCGGCGCGTTGACCCAACTGGGTTGCAACTGCATACTTCAACTCCAGTTCGCTGTATCCGTTGCGTATTGCGGTAGTTGCGATTTGGTTTAGTTCCGTGGTGGTTAACTGCGATGATGCAAAAGCGGTAGCAACGGATCGTCGGGTGGTTTGGAGTTGGCGTTCTTTTTCTGCGGTGTCCAGGGAATCCCATCGCGCCTGAGACTCGGTTGTCTTTATTGCGTATTGTGTTCCCTTGACCCTGCGCAAAAATGCCTCTACTCCGGCATCGCTGGTTAGGTCAAAGTTTTCTGGATTTGTTGCAACCTCGACAAACAAATCAATGAGGTCGCCAAAGACAGCGCGTGCGTTCTTTTCTCCTTCTGCCCCATCGAGCATGTCTGCAAGTTGAGGAAACTGAAGTTTAAAATAGGTTCGCCAGTCGTTCTTGGAACCGCCAATGTATGTCTTGTCATAGCGCTCACCAAGTTTTTTTCTACTAGCGGCAGTGTCCTTGATTCCCTCGGCTGCTAGTTGCTCTTTGATCCATTGGTCTCTGCCGATTGTCACTAGTTACCTGCCAATGCTCGGAACGCCAGCTCGATTGCTTTTCCAACCGAATACCCAGCCGTCTCTTCCGGTCTGGCTTTGGAAACCATGGACTGAGTTGCAACCGATGCGCTTGGTGCGTCTACATTTCCTGCCGCGGCCTGACGTTCCTTTTGTTGGAACTCGGTAATCATCCGCTCAGCCATTTCTTTGGTCATTGTTTTTCCGGTTAGCTTGAGGGAAGCCTGATTCAAGTAATAGCCAATGTCTTCCGGAGAAGACACTTGAACTGCCTTTCCAGTTGTGGTTGCGATACTCGCATAC